ATTCAGTGGATCGTACCCCCAACCTAGTTTATCCATCTCTGCTTTTGACATCTTGCCATTGTACCACAGCCATTTGTTCTTAAGCAGCACTTTGAACTCCATCTCCTTCTTACGAAGCTGAAGCTTTGTTACTGATAGTAGTTCTAAATATTTGGAGTGTAGTTTTGCAGACTGCTGACTAGCAGTGTCTAGGTTTAACTCATCGATAGGAGAGTCGTTCTTCCACATCTCAAGGACTTTGTCAATCGTGATCATAATATACCTCAAAGCGTATCCCAACATTAGGATACAAAATTATTTATACGAGCTTAAAGTAGGAGTAGTTAAACGTTACGTTGCCTACTAGGTACTCAACATCGGTTGAGCTAGCATCAAATGGTAGAGACGATAGGTTCGTTGGATACGCGTCAGTGAACTTAATCTCACGTGATACGTTGTTGTGAGAGTTCAAAATCATTAAAGACATGTCTCGTTGTTTACGAACACCAGTATCGTCCTCGACCACAAGACCCATCATCCAATCGTGAATTTCTTTATAGTTAACCAGATCCTCGTCGATCAAAAAGGTCATTTCAAATTGACCATACTCGACCTTATCTGGCATTGAGGTAATGTTTCTTTGTGGTGTATTTAACGGTGCACCAGTAACCGACAAGTCAGGAAGCGCAACGGTTTGTACCGTAAACTGAGCGTTCTTATACTTTTGGTTATCGATCAACAACCTAAATCCGGAAGGACTTACGAATGTTGGGTTAGCGATTACTTGGCTCGTCTCTGCGCCCTCGCTAAAATCGACGTTAAGCTGATATGCCATTTGCTAAACCTCTAGTCTAAAGCCATATTGACTACTTTGTGTAGTCTACCTGCCTTCATTAGTTTGTGTAGTTTCTTCATATATTTTCTAATCATATAACTATTTATACACAAAAAGAAGGGGGCCTAAGCCCCCTTCAACGAGTACATTAATGTACCTTCTTATTATTAGCCTTCGCCAAGAATGTTGTCGACACGCATAATACGGAAGTATTGGTTCTGACGAGCAGTACCGATTCCGTCTGGTGAAGCTTCAACAAATGGGTTGGCGATCATGCCGTAGCGAGTTTTGAAACCAATCTTCGGCTGGAAGTTGTTCTCACCAACTGCACGAACCATAGTCAATGGAACGTATGGGCAATAGAACATACCTGCGTCGTATGGGTTAGCACCACGGTAACCAACAGTCAAGTAGTTCACAGTTGCATATGGGTCGATGTAGACCTTAATGCCACCTGTAAGTGTACCTGCGAAGGTGTTACCTGAATCGTCAACAGCAAGACCTGCATTGCCAGCAAGAGCTGGAGTATAATCCAACATGCCAGAAGCAGAAAGTGCAGCAGCTACATCAGAAGAACACAGGATGAAGTTACCTTTACCGCGACGTGTTTCACGTGCGATAACATTTGCTTCACGCTGGATCTGTACCAACAGACCTTTGTACTTCTCAACAGACCAACGGCCATCAGCGTCAGTATCCAAGTCGAAGATACCTGCAGTTGTCAGGTCAGCTTGCTGGGCACCGAGCTTAGCGCGTGAGTTGATTGTACGAACCATCTCGCGGTTGATTTCTGCAAGGATCTCAGCAGACAAGATATTTGCCAACTCAGATTCAGCATCCAAACCGTGGATAGCTTTAAGATCCTGTGCAAGCTCCATAGTGTACTCAGCTTTCAGAGCACGGCTACGAGCAGTCACAGTAGCTTTGTCAATAGTGAAGCTCATTTCACCAAACGCGTTGGTTGAGCTATCACCAAGTGCTTCAGCTTCTGCAGTAGTCATACCACCACCGAAACCAAAAGTATCTCCTACGTTGTCAGAACCAGAATCAGCTGAGTCTGCATCGACGGAGAAGTTAGGCAGAGACGAAGAATCGCCACCGTGTGTACCGTTCTTAGCTGTACCAGTGTTACCGTTGAACGAGCTTGAGCTGTAATCAGTGTCAGCTTCGTTGAACAGTGCTTCAGTAGCAGAAGTACGAGATGCGTTGTCGTTGTAGCGAGACTTCATAGCGAAGATCAGGCCAGTAGGACCAGACATTGGCTGAACACCAGCAATGTCATATGCAATCAGGTTAGGCATTGCACGACGAACGAGTGAGATCAATACTGGATCCCAGTTGTTAATTGCGCCTGTGCCGGCTGAAGTAGAGTTAACAGGAGCCGCCTCAGTCAAGTTGAACGATGCTTGCGCACGCTCTTCTTTCAGAGCCTTCTCTGTGTTTTCAAGAACAGCAGCAGTTACCGCTTTCTTATATTTGTCACCCAGTGCAGGTGCGCCTTCGGCGTCAAGTACTGGGTTCCATTTTTCCATTAATTGATCGGAACCAAACATTGGACTTTCTCCTTATTGAGATGATTTTTTAATCGCAGCAAGATATGCTTCCATCATCGGCGAGTGTTCAACTTCGTCCGACGCTTCAGTAGTTTCTTCCTGCATGGGTTGAGTTTCAGTTACTTGTTGCTTAAAGTAAGACTCCTTGATCGTATCAACCTTTTTAGCAAAGGCTTCTGCGCTCTCAAAGTTTACGTCTTCAACAAGACCCTTAAGCTTCTCAGCTTGTGCTTCAGAGAGACCTGCACTAGACTCAACAATGATTGCCTCACGAGTAAGTTTTGCAACCTCCTCCTTCAGATCAATGTTTTTCTCTACTGTGCCATTAAGCTGCTCTTCCAGTTCGTCGACTTTGTTGGCGAGATCGTCAACTAGGTCAGCCTTACCTTCAGGTACCTCAATGTAGTGCTCAGTAAATACGCCATGCAATGCTTGAATGAATGACTCAGCGATTTCAGTACGGAGACCGTTCTCAATCGCAATTTTGTTTTCTTCCATCCAATTCTCTACAACGTAGTTTAGGTAGCCATCGACTTTTTCAACAAGGTCGTTCTGGATGCGTGTAGTTTCCTCAGCAAGCTCTTCGGCATACTGTGCATCAACACTTTCAATGTGCTCAGCAAGTTTTACCTTCAGCGCTGCTTCAAAAATTACTTCAGCCTTTTCCTTGAACCCTTCGGAAAGAGTTGCTTCGGAATCAACCAGAGCATTCAGATCCTCATCAAAGTTGCCTTCGACGATAGCGTCTTCGTCAGTTTCGAGACCTTCAGTTGCACACATTGCTTCGTATGCAGCCTTCAGTTCATCTTTTTTCATTTTGGACATCTGCATAGACATAGCATTAATCATGCCTGCCTTTGTTTTTGGTAGCGATGTTTTAGCGGGTGCTGATTTTTTTACTGTAGCAGCAACGTCGGCAGCAGCCTTTTCTCCATCAACTTCCATGTCAGCCTTACCCTTAGCAACCGGGGCTTGAGCCTCTTCCAAGGTTTCTTCGTCAGAAACTTCAACGTCTTCAACGACATCATCTTGGAGTTCTTTGATGTCCTCGATCGGATCTAATTTTTGATCAGACATTTTTTTTACTCCTAATCGAGTTAAAGTTTTGAGAGGAAATCTTTGAAGGCTTTCATCTGTGTTTCCGCTAAGCGGTTAGATGGTGCCCGTTTGATCTCAGTCTCGAACCGTTCAATTTCTTGCGCCCTTTAGGATTCCATTATCCCAAATCCATTCAACACCTTCCATGATTCCATTGACAAACGCCTCTGGAGCGGAAGGATCCTGAACTATATCGACGGCTGATAACATAAAATCATTACTGACTACGTTAGCGCCGTTCTTTTGCACAAGACTACCCATACCACGACTTGAAACACCGAGCTGAACCCCACCATCCATAAGACCTTCAACGATCCTACCCATAGGAGTATCCAACACGAGTGCTTTACCCATCACATTATCACCATCCCATTTTAGTTCGGTGATGCGATGAGATACTTTATCCAAGTTAATAGACGGACCTTCTGGATGATTTAACTCACCGACTGCCCGACTCTTGGAAACTTGTTCGCTGACATATTTGTCAACTGCGGATTCTAATGTTGCTCGAGGATACACACGGCCGTTGCGATTCTTCTGCTCGGCCTGCATAAAGACTCCTTCAATAATACGTTGTTTCTTACCGTTCTTCTCTTCGGTAATGATACTGTACTGAAGGTCCTCAGTGTATTCTGTAATCAGCTTCATTGATTATCCCAATATGTTTTGCTCAGTTCGCCGCGATTCGCTGTTGGTGAATCTCCGACTCTCCGAACTTTTGTATAAACCTCATGACCTTTGAAAGTCCTAACTCCGCTAGTTTGTTTTAACCAGAGCGGACGATATGGACTACCAACGCCAGGATCGGCTGGTGCATTATCATATTCCCAGTTGGGATTATTTGTAATAGCGACCCATGCCATTTGTTACTTCCCCATCAAATCCGTAAAATCTTTAGCAGCTTTTTCTGCTTCCTTTGCGGACTTAAATTTGTCTAACATATCGCCATCTACATAAGCGATAAAATCTGAACCTTTTTTAGAAACGACTGCGTCGTATTTGCCTTTGCCAACCTTAAACTTTTTTACCTGCTTTTCACCTGGCTTCAACTTAAAAGAGGCTTCACTCAGACTCGTCCGAAACTCCGTGAATTTCATCATCTGTTTCTACCTCTTGTTCTGTTTCAATCTCATCCACCTCAACGGCGGTTTCAACTCCAGCCATGGTGTTGGCCAATTCAATTTTTCGGTCATTCATTGCAGAATTAATTTTATCCTGCATAACATTCGCAAACGATTTTTCAGCATCAGCCATATTACCTGAGCCTACTTGTGTTACGAAATCCATTACGTCAGCCATTCTATTATCCTCATTCTATTTTATTTATAAAAAATTAAATTTCTAGAGATCATCAATACTGATATCGCCTTCTTCACCGTCTTCCTTTTCGGCATTGATTTGCTTATCAATCATTTCGATCTCATCGTCGGTTTGCATTAAGATGTTCTTACGAACCCACTCAATAGAATAGTATTTACCAACATATTCATCGAGTTCTCTAAGGGTAGACATACGTTCCCTTAAAAGTTCCGACTCTTTCAGTTCAACAAAGTGCGTGTCCTTCAAAAAGTCAATGTTTATGTCTTGACTGATTTCTTTCCACTCACCCTCAGTAATGATTCCTTTTAGGATCAACTGAGTTTTCAACAAGTCCATGAAAAGACCTGAGAATTTTTTACGAAGTCTGGCGATAAACTTCTGGAATTTTAGTTCATCACGAGTAATCTCTGTGGCTCTTCCAAGAGCAAACTGTGATTCTTGTTCTAGACGGTCAGTTGGAACGTTGAGCGCTCTGTACAATTTCTTTTGAAAATAGATGATGTCTTCGATCTGTCCGAGGTTTTCCCCTCCTGGTAGGGTCGTGATCTCTGTACCTCGACCACCTTCTCTACGCGGTAGCCAGAAGTCCTCGAGCATCGACATGTGTTTACGATCGTCCTTGAGTTCGCCGGTATTAGCATCATACACCATCTTGTTTCTGTATTTTGACATAATGTTGCGAAGGTATTCCTCCGCCTTACCCTTAGGTAAGTTACCTACGTCGATATAAAAGATCCTGCGCTCGGGTGCGCGCGAGAGGCGGTAGATAACCAACGAATCTTCCATCATACGAAGCTGATTCACTGGCTTTAGTGCTTTATGAAGATAACCTAATACCTTCTTACGGGATGGATCCAACAGACCAGAAGGAATGTATGTAACCGCATCCTTAGAAATCTTTAGCCCTTGGTTGGACTTATCAAGAGGTTCGTTTTGATAGATGTAGTATTCCTTAACATCCTTTACGATCTTAATACCAGTCTTCTTATCGGTATCGTGTTCGACCTCTTTTACCTTACGAATCTTAGTAGCGTCAATAGGTCTTACTTCTATTAGCCCACGCTTTGGATCCGCGTTATCGATAATCTTGTGATAGTATAGTTTGGAATCAACGTACCATCTTCTAAAAATCTCATGACCGTACCAACTAAAGTTTAAGAGATTGACCACAGTCTCAAACTCTTCAAGCATTAGCTTTTTGATTTTTGCTGGTTGATCCAAATCATCAAGGATAAGTTTAACCGGAACACCGTCAGTGTCCGATACCACTGCTTCGTTAATGATGTCTTCGATCGCAGCATCGCATTCTGGTTGGAACGATGCATCACGATACTTCATGATTAGTTCTTTTTCGGTTTTGGCTGAAGATGCATCCATGTCTAGGTAGGAACCGAAGTATCCTCCAGCATTGATTACCTGACCAAGGCCGTCATCAGTCTCAGGTGGAACAAACGAAACTTTTTTCTTTTCGTCGGTTTCTTCCTGTCCTTTACGTTTTATTTCAAATCCAAATAGTTCAGCCATCTTTCACCTCTGTGTAGTAACACGGGGAGGATAGACCCTCCCCGCTATACTATTTATCGCTTAAGTTGTAGTGCCGGATTCCCAGTACTGAACTTGAAGCTCAACCGTGAATTCCTCGATTGCGTTTTCGTTATCGTATGATAGATCGATAGCCGAAACGTTTGTCGGGAATGTTCCACGGAAATCATAACGTTTAGTCACAACACCTGATTTGTCCAACTGCTCAACGATCATATCTGCTTGATAATCCGCTGGGTTAGTTAGACCAGTGTTGTTCTGATGTTGGTTAATACCATTCATCCAACGCTCAAATGCATTGCGCACTTCCATGTTTACGTCGTTGATGATAGTGATATTCCAAGGTTCAAACGTACGATCACCTGCAAATTGTACCTGACGACCACGGAATGGTACCGTGATAGGTGCAATGATTGATGCAGGTAACTGAGCAGCCTTACACATGAAGGATGTCAGCTCGACGTTGCCAGCCGCGTAACTAGGAAAGTTAACAGTGGCCTTGAAAAGGTTGGAACGTGCACCGCCACCTACGAGCTTTGACTTAAAGTCATCTACTCCTAAAATTGCCATCTCTTACTCTCCTTATTGTCCAACGACCTCGCTGAACTCTACACCAGTACGAGTGGCGATAAAGTTTAGCGTGATAAAGTTGATAGAACGAGCAGGCTTGACGAAGATATCTGCAACGAAGCGGTTGGAATCAATTACCTCACCAGTGTTATTTGTTTCGTCACAAACAACAGCGAAGTCCGTGATACCACGACGACCTTGAATATCCCTCAGGAACGGCTCGACCAAATTCCTGAATTGAGCTCTTGTGAACTCATCGTTAAACTCAAACAACTGAAACTTAGCAGCGGTTGAGATTGCCTTCTCCATAGTAATAAACAGTCTGCGAACGTTAATACGATCGAATGCAGAAGGTTTACTTTGTGCAGTTTTGTCACCGTAAAGAACGATTCCTTGTCCTGGGAACGAAGCGATAGGATTCACTCGAGCCTTGTACAAAGTATCTCTTTCGGCTTGTGTTGGGTTAAACTTCAACTTAGTTACACCGCGAATTACTCCACGTGTGAAACCAGCAGGGGAGAACCATGCATCTGCGACACCATCAGTATAGGCACAAAGACCTGCAGTGTTACCTGCGTTACCGATCCAACGATATGCATCGTTGTACTTGTCGTAGACATAAATGACTCCTGAATCAAGTACACCGTAGGACGATGAATTGATAGAGTCTGCCCATGTTTTTGTTGCTGCTGCATCTGCAGTAGCGATTGGTGGTGATACGAACGCGACGCAATCCTTTCTTGCGGCCGCGACTGCGATGATAGTATTAGCATCAGTTGAGCTTACCGCTCCACCAATGATAAGGTTAACATCCAAAGTTTCTGAATCACCGAATGCGCTTGAGTAAAGTGCAGCTACACTGGATGGTGCAACATCAGTACCACCAGACAACGTAAACTCATCATCGTCAGTACCCGTTGCGCTTACTGCATCGGAACCAACCCATACCCATTTCGAGGTACGGTTAATTACGTCGTTGATATACTTGGATGATCCATCATCGTTTTTAGCTCCAGCCGTAACTGATAGATTAGCAAACTTTTCAAGAACAGTATTCGCTGAACCAGAAATGTCGCCATCCTCATCAAGTACGAGAACGTGTACTTCGCCAGCATCGGGTGCGATATCGAATTGGCCCTGCCAAGAGACAGAAGCTGCATCTGAATCAACGCCCCAAGAGGTATTCTTAATTACGACTACCTTTAGCGAGTTTCCAAGAGCTCCAGGATACTTAGCGATGAACTCGCCTGTACCTGTTAGTGTTAGCGAATCATAGTGGTCCTCATTCTTAACGAGAACGTTTGCGTCCCCAGAATCAGTACCGCTGTCCGCGTTAACTGCTGCGCCTACACCACGGTAGACTTTTAGGTTGTTTCCATACTGCAAAAATGATGCAGCATTAAGGAAATCATTATAGATTGTGGCGCTGGGTTCTCCGAATTTGTTGACCAATTCCTTTTCAGAACCAACAGTAACTACTTCTTCAACAGGGCCCCAGCGGAAATGTCCGGCAACGGCTCCTATTGATGTAGATACAGCTGGGACTACGCTGGTCAGATCAATTTCTTTGACC